TCGGTGTCCTCGAGCGTGGTCACGACGAGATAATCGTCGGCCAGCTGCTTATGGGTGACGGTGAACGTCGGCATGGTCAGTCAGTCAGGATCGGGTGATCAGGTGAACGTGGCCTTGACGAACTTGCCGGCGTCCATCATTGACGTTGCGAAGTAGCCGCGCCATGCCAGCGTCCGGGAGAGCTCCGTGGGATTGTCCACGGTGATCGCGCCCTTCTGCTGCTCGAACAGCTCGTAGCCGCTCGGGTCGCCCATGATCAGGGTGTTGGTGGCGAACCAACGGCTGACCACGACTTGCAGACCGTAGGCGTTGCCGTTCACCTGTCCGGCACCCAGGGAGCCGTTCGCGTTCATCGGGCCTACCGACGGGAACAGGCTGCGCCCGGTCGTGTCGGCCAGACCGAGCAGATAGCCCCAGATGTTCGGGCTGACGAACAGGTGGGTCGGCAGGTTGCCGTCGCTGTTGCTCAGCACGTCCTCGGCGGCGCCGCCAATCCACAGCGCCCACTTCGCGGGGTCGTCCAGGTCGGTCGCTGCCGCGCCGAATCCCAGGGTGTTCGTGCTGCCGCTGACGAGGTTATCCGCTGCCACGTTCTCGGTCGTGGTCGCGTACACCCGCGCCATGTCGTCCAGGATCAGCGTGAGCACTGCCGGATCGGTCCAGTCCAGGTCCTGCTCGCTGATCTTGACGTAGCCGCCGTAGGTGCCCTTCGTGATCTGGATGTCGTCCACGACGAAGGTCCCATCCTGCAACGTGTCGAACTCCGCTGCCTGCGCTGCCATGCTGGTGTGGGTCGTCACCTTCGGACGGATGAACACCTTGCCGCCCCCGGGCATCGCCCGCACGCCCACGGCGTCAATCACGGGGCGCACGCCCACATAATTGTTGTACGCGGGGCCGACGATCGGGGTCGGAAGGATGCCGGCGGTGTCGGCGGTGCCAACCTCCGGCGCAGCGGCGCGAACCGTCTTACGCATCTGCTCGAAATCGGGCCCACCCTTGATAAGGGCAGCGATGTAATCCACGGCGGTCGGCAGCTCGGGCTTCTGCGCGTAGATAATGGGATTGGTCGGGATGGTGGCCTCTGCCTCGACGGGCTCGGCCTTCTCGGCGTCGGTCATTTCCTCATGCTCCTGCTCGGTGTTTTCGGTGTCCTGCTCGGGGTCCTGCTCGGGGTCCTGCTGCGCCGCGATTTCGGTAATCACGGCATCCTCATACGCGGGAACGGCCACAAGGGAAAGCTCAATGAGCTTGGCTTCAGTGACGTTCATCACGCCTTCCGCGTCAGTCGTAAACTTGACGGGCTGTGCGCCCACGCTGACGGAGTCATACGCGCCGGCCTTTAGCAGCGCCACGGCATCACGGCTGGCCCGCGTGTCGGCCAGCGTCGCCTCAAATTCCAGACCATCAGGGGAATCGGTCAAAGTGTCCACGATCCCCCGCAGCTGAGTCAGATCGTGATTCTCAATGAGCTTTGCCGGCTTCTGGCCGGTGTCAAACGCGCCACGCTCAAACTTGACCTGCTGCCCACCGGAAACGGTCGCAACGGTGTCCCAGGGGACGGCCACGCCGGCGATGCGTGCCGGCTCGTTGCCGTCTGCTGACTGCGCGGTGATGAGCGTCGTGTCGGCCTCAAACCGGAGCATCATTCTCCACTTCCTCCGGCGCTCGTGCCGGCGTCGTTTCGGTCGGGGTAAAATCCTGCAAATATTCGTCCAGGGCAAATTCGACGTGCTTTCCACGCGCCACCACATCGGGCATGGAAAGCCGCTCCTGCATCGCGTGGAGGATCGGGCGAGCGCCGAACAGGATCAGGTCTTGCCGCGCCTGTTGGGCATTTGCGTAGGTCATGCCCGACTGATCTATCGCCAGTAGGTAGGCGGGAATATCCATGAGCCGGGAAAGCTCCTTCGTCTGATACTCCCGGCCCTCCACCAGCTGCAACTTTGAGGGATCCACGTCGTAGGACTCAAATGCGACGTGCTCATTCAGGGCGCCGATGCTGTTCGTCCGGCGATTCGCGGCCCAGGCAGCGGCCATTTCGGCCAGCTCCTCGCCGCTCATGGGCTCGCCACCCTTCTGTTGCAGGTAGCCGGCGGCGATCTCATTCGATGCAAAGCGCTCCGCTGCCTGATCGAGCCGCAGCGCGATCTGAATGGCGCGGGCTCCCTGATAAATGATGCCCTGCGATCCCGAATGGAATTGCACCAGGTTTCCCACGTCCAACGGCAGACCGTTGAAATCCACCTTCTCGGCAGGCCCAAACCATTCCGGCGGCGCGTTATCCGGCGTGGTGCAGAGATTCGCCGGGAGCCACTGAAAAGCGGCAGGAAATCCGGTGCTGTAGCGCGAGGTAACGAGCCAGAAGGCACGCCCATACAGAATAAGGTCGCGTGCCGTCTTGGCCATGATGAAATTGCGCGTGGTGCGGGGGTCGGGGCGCGTCATCCACGCCTCGCCCTCGACATATAGCTTCTCGTACCGCTGCCCGGTCCATTGCAGCGTGTAGGTACGCAGGTTCAGGGTGGCAGCGACCGTGGAGAGCAGGGAGATTGCTCGTGCCACGGTCGGGACGCTCAACGCAGCTTCCTCGGAGGCACCCACGCTGTACCCCAGGAAGTTTCCCGGCTGCGGAGCGCCACTAGCTGCCGCGATGGGCGCTGATCCCATCGCAGGTGCCGCCTTCACCTTACGGGCAAAGAGCTCCATATGGGAAGTGTCCCTTACGGGCTAAGGCAATACAAGGCGCGGGGGAAAACGATACGAATTGATACCCATGAGGCCCGCCGGGGGAACCAAACGGGCCCCATGAGCCCCCATAGCGTACTAACCGAACGCGATCGCGGGTTTCGCTCGCGCCGGCGGTCGCACGACCATCGCCGCAGCGAATACCAGGCAGCGGGCAAGCGTGATCGGCCCCGATGATTTCTGCGAAGAGAGGGCATAGCCCCTTTGGGTCTTGACGCCCACGGCGCGATCTACATGCTCGGCCAGCATCTGTTCCCCGGTGTGAACGATCCGCCCTTCAAGGATCAGCTGTCGGATAGTGCCGGTGTGCGTGGCGAGCTCTCCATAACCGACTTGCACCTTCTTACGGTCCAGCGCCGGCGGGGCCAGCTCAAAGAGGGACGGCGTGAGCGCCACGGCATCGCATTCCTTAGCCGCTTTGGTGATCGCATCCCACGCGCCGGAAAGCGAATCGGAGAGGAATTCCACCGTGACACCTATGGAGTCATCATCATTACGCTGCGCCCTTACGCCGCAATACAGCGATTCGTCTATGGAGGAATCTACGGACAGCACGCCGCCGGCGGGAATCGAATCCACTTTGAGGGCCGCGAACGTGCCAGGAGGGAGCCAGCTGGTCGCGCTGCTGATCCATACGTTCAGCGATGCCCGCAGGAATGCGGCTTTGTCCACCTGCTCGGATTCGTCTTGCAGGATTTCGGGCTCGAGCGTGTAGCCCAGGGCCGGATTCGCCATCGGCCACACTTCCGGCGAGCCCAGAGGATCAATCCCAGGGGGCACCGACCACTCGGCCATGTAGAGCCGCGTGATTTTGCCCTCATCTATCGCCCGCAGCCCTTCCTCCCGCATTTGCAGCATCGCGTGGGAATCCTCTGTGCCGGCGGTACTCCAACACGAAAGCAACGGCGATTTCATGGCGCGTTGCGACGGAAGGGCACCGTTCAGCAGAACATCCCGGCTGATCGCCCACACTTCATCGGCCACGATGTAGGTCGGCGAAAAGCCGTGAAACGCTTTTGGGGTCGCGGCCTGCACCAGCCAGCGCGTGCCGTCCGGCATGATCGCCTCATTCCTGCCGTAGCTCCATTTCACTTTCGCGCCCCATTCGTCTTTGAGGATCGGTGCCACGGCCTCAAAGATTTCCACGGCCATATCGAGCTGGTGCGCAGTGTTGATAACCATGATGGGACCGCCACGGCGCTTAGGTTCCTCTGTGCACGCCCATCCGACCAGGGCTTTCAGCGCAACGGTCTTTCCGTTCTGCCTTGCCACCGATACCAGGGACCGCCGGCGTATCAGGTTGCCATCCTCATCATGCTCGAGCTGCCCGGTGAGTGCGTGAACCTGCCAGGGCATGAGCTTGACGTTCAGGTACTTCGCGGCCCATGCCGCAACCTCACCCCCGTAGGACCGTGATCCCTGCCATTCGGTTTCCAACCGTGGCGGGATCATTCCGCTTTGCGCGGGATCGTTCAGGTTCGATCTGTTCCCGGCGGTTTCGGCCTGTTCCTGCCCCTTTTCGGATATACAAAAGAT